GTTCCAAGCGGCACCGCAGCAAAAGATGGTGTCGGCTCGCGTGTCTCGCGACTGGTTGGCACCAAGGCCAACGGCGAACCAATGCACGCATATCTCATGGAAACCCCTGACGAGCTTTATGCCCAGGGTGTAGCCGAACGAGAAGCAACAGTCCGCCAGACTGACGAGGCTATCCGCGCTGGACGTGACCAAACCGGGCAAATCGAGAATATCCATTCTCGTGCTTCCCATGGGTCCATCACGTCGAGCGCCGAGGGATAATCCCTGACACCGCGTTCGGCGCTGCTGAACGAGGTTTCCAATGGCAAACGCTAACGTTGCGACAGGGCTTACCCCTGTCCGTTATCTGAGCGGCGCGCCTTACAACGGCGCAACCAACCGCTACTACATGCCGTCAACTGACACCAACGCCGCTGGTTATATCGGCGCACTGGTTAAGCCTGCCGGTTCCGCCGACGCCAATGGCGTCATGACTGTTACCGCTAACGTTTCTACCGGCAATCCGGTTGTGGGCGTTATCGTGGCGGTCGAACCCATCACCCGCGACAGCACCATCTATCGCGAAAACTCCACCTCCCGCTATGTGCTGGTGGCTGACGATCCAAACCTTGTTTTCGAGGTGCAGGACAACTCGGCTTCGGGCGCACTGACCGCAACGGTTGTCGGCAATGCCGCTGACCTGACCGGTTTTACCAGCGGGTCCACCACCACAGGCCGCAGCTCGATCCAGATTTCCAGCACAACCGTCACCTCTTCTGGCGACGGCACGGAGGATGTTCTGATCATCGGTGCTGCAAACCGTCCTGATAACGTCGTCGGTGACACGTACTGCAAGTGGAATGTTCGCCTGAACAACCACTTCTACGTCGATGGCGTGGCTGGCGCATAAGGAGGGCTGAACAATGACCGTATCAACTGGCAATATCGCCAAACTTCTCTGGCCCGGCCTTAACGCTGTCTGGGGACGCGACTACAAGGAATATCCGACCGAATATACTGACCTGTTCAGCATGGAATCGTCGGATATGAACTATGAGGAAGAGCAGGAAGTGACTGGTCTTGGCCTCGCTCCGGTGAAAGCCGAGGGCGCTGCCACGCAGTATGACACCTTCGCTCAGGGAACGACTGCGCGCTATACGCACACCGCGTTCGGTCTGGGTTTCATCATCACCCGCGAGGCGATTGATGACAACAAGTATGAGAAGGCTGGTCTGCGGAATACCCGCGCGCTTGCATTCTCCATGCGCCAGACCAAGGAAAACGTCGCTGCCAACGTCTATAATCGGGCGCAAACGTCTGGCTATACCGGCGGCGATGGCGTAATCCTTTCCTCTACGTCGCACCCCACGCTTGCGGGAAACCAGTCCAACCGTCTCACTACGGCGGCTGACCTGTCAGAAGCGAGCCTTGAAGATCTGTGCATTCAGATTCAGGCGGCGACCAACTCTCGTGGACTTCGCATTGCGTTGCGCCCCGATACCCTGATTATCCCGTATAATCTGGAATTCGAGGCCATGCGTATTCTGAAGTCGGTGCAGCAGTCGGGCACGGCGAACAACGACATCAATGCGCTGCGTGCATCGGGAGCATTCCCCGGTGGCGTGAAGGTGAACCATTATTTCACCGACACGGACGCCTTCTTCATTCGGACCAACTGCCCGGATGGCATGAAGGGTTTCCAGCGTATTTCTGCCGAGTTCGCGCAGGATGAGGATTTCGATACGAGTAACTTGAAATACAAAAGTTACGAAAGATATTCCTTCGGCTGGACCGATTTTCGCGGTTTGTATACGAACGGGATGGGGGCGTAAGCCCTTAAAATCTAACGATTTTATCAAATTTGGCCCTCGGAGAAATCCGGGGGCTTTTTATTGACATATGGCACCAGATACCATAATGCTAAATATAGCAATGGAGGTATCAATGATAGGTGTGTATAGGATCAGGAACGTTTCCAATGGGAATTTTTATGTAGGAAGCAGCATCAATATAAAGGCGCGATTTAGAAAGCATCGGCGGGATTTGAATCTTGGTGTTCATCATTGCGAGCCGTTGCAGCGAGCTTGGCTCAAGCATGGGGCGGACTGCTTCCGGTTCGAGACGATCGAGACTTTTTTTGATGCGTCGATGCTCGCAGACGCCGAAAATGCATTGCTCAAAGAGCATCATGGGACGAGTGTGTGTTATAACGTTGGGACCGCATCAGGGTCTGCGTTCCTTGCCCGCAAGCACACGGACGAAACCAAAGCGAAGCTGTCTGAGGCCCATAAAGGCAAACAACATCGCCTTGGTCACACGAACAGTCCTGAGCATCGGCAGAAAATATCGCAGGCGATGAAAGGCAAGAAGAAGTCGCCAGAACATGCCGACAAGATACGCCAGCGGATGATTGGCACATCTTACGCCAAGGGCCGCGTGGTCACAGAGGATATGAAAAAGAGGTTTTATAAGCCGATAGTGGAAGCAGTCAGTGGAACGGTTTTTGAGAGCGTTAGAGATGCTGCCGAGCGCTATGGGCTGCATCATTCTAATATATCGAGGGCATTGCGGAATGGATGCGCGTTGAAGCGCGGGCCGCAAGCCGGGCTACATTTCCAGTATATCGAGAAGGGCTAGCGTCCGCCTTTCATCCATGCTATGACATGCGGCACCGGCAACCGCGAGCCGGTAGCAGACAAATGCGGCCTTACCCAAACTACGGGTTTTCCGTGTGACCCCAAGAGGGTCCGTAGGAGGTCTAAATGTCTGCATCCAATTTCCCCAATGGGTTCTCTCAGGGCGTCACCATTCGCGGCGTTCCCCTTGTTCAATCTCATCCCGGTCAGGTTCTCTGGGTGGGCAACAGCTCGTCCAGCCTTCTCCCCGGCCATCGTGGCGCGTCGGACGCCAATCGCGGCACCTTCGAAAGCCCGCTCTCGACGATTGACGCTGCCATCGGCATGTGCACCGCGGGCCGTGGCGATGTCATCTTTGTGAAGCCGGGTCACACTGAAACGCTATCGAGCGCCGGAGCAATTACGGCTGACATTGCTGGCGTTGCGATTATCGGTTTGGGCGTTGGTACGGCTCGCCCGACGCTTACGCTCGACACGGCAACCACGACTACTATTTCGGTGACTGCGGCGAACGTCACGTTCAAGAACATGATCTTCTCCGCGAACTTCGCGGACATCGTTTCGGTATTCACGACCACGACCGCGAAATATTTCACGGTTGAGGATTGCCGCATTCAGGCGACCGCGACGAACATGAATTTCCTGTATGTCGTGGATACCAACGCGACCAGTAATGACACTGACGGCCTTGCTCTCATCAATAACCGCTGGATTGAGCCTGATCTTGCCACCGTTGCGATGGTGAAGATGGACGGCACAAACGCGGGCGTCACCATTCAGGACAACTACTGCGTGATTGGCGTCCACAACAACGTGGCGACACTGATGGCGCAGGCAACCACCAAGGTTGTGACCGACCTTCGCTGCACCGGGAATCAGGTTTACCGCCTCAACACCGACACGGCGACGGGCGGGCTTCTCATCACCACGGACGTCTCGACCAACACCGGGATCATCGCCAACAATTTCGCGCAGCACGCGGATACGGCGGCGGAGGTTCTGGTAACGGCATCGTCCGGTTATGGGTTCTTTGAAAACCGCGCATCTGGTGTGGCTGGCGCAACCGGCTACGTCCTGCCAACGGCTGACAGCTAAGACACTTAGGGGCCGGGCGTGTCTCGGCCCCTGTGTGATAGGAGATTTTTATAATGGCTGGACGCGTACAAAGGGATATTAGTTCCGCTTTCAACGCAATTGCTATAGACCTTTCGAGTGATACCTCACTGCCAGCTGGGTGCAGAGGATTTCAGGTCGGAACGGCGGGCAACGTCAAGGTTGATTATGTCGGCGGCGCTACTGGGATAACACTGTATTCGTGTGTTGCCGGTGTGCCGCATGCTCATCAAATATCCAAGATATACAGCACGGCTAATGGCACAGCCGCCGCGAATGTGACTGCGCTGTATTGAATGGCGGGGAACTTCATCTGCGCCTTCTCTGGGTTTAAGTACCCGCTGACCCAAGCCGTCAAGAATTGGGACGGGCATCTCGTGCATCATCGTTTTGCAGACCGGCGTAATCCGCAGGACTTTCTGAAAGTGCCGGTCGATAAGCAGATGTTGCCCGTATCCAATCCAGAGCCAGCGGATGTTTTTCTCTCCACCAACGAGGTTCAGCCGGGGGATTTGTAAATGGCTACGTCCGGCTCGACCGATTTTACGCTGACATCTGCCCAGATCATCGAGAAGGCTTTTCAGATTCTCGGTGTCGGGCAGGAAGGTGAGGCATTAACCGCCAGAATGTCTGCTGACGGCATGCTCTCACTTAACCTTCTGCTGAAAACATGGGGGGCAAAACCGCATCTATGGGTCAAGTCAGAGCAATCCATAACCCTTACCCAAGGCACAACCAATTATACAACCAGCCCAAGGGCCATGAGGGTTCTTTCGGTTCGCAGAAAGACGACATCGAGCGGGATTGAGGTTCCGCTGAATGAATTGTCACGCTCGGATTATTACAACCAGCCCAACAAAACGGTCGAGAGCGTTCCAACGGCCTTTTATTTCGATCCGCAGCTATCGACCGGCAAGCTTTATGTGTGGCCCACGGCGTCCTCTGCAACTGCGAGCGCGCAGACGCTGTCTGTGACCTATCTGCGGCGCATCGAGGACATAGATGCGAGCAATAACGAGGCCGATCTGCCGCAGGAGTGGCTGCAGACCCTAATCTGGAACCTTGCGAACGAACTTGAGCCGGAATACCCCGTCACTGACAGCCGCTTGGCGATCAAGATAGAGGCAAAGGCAGCAAGATTGCTGGCCGATCTCTCAGGTTGGGATAACGAACCCGCATCGGTCGATCTGCAACCGGATTACGGCCATGTTTGAGGTATCCCCTGCTCTTCATGAAGCTTCTGGGCGCTCGCTGCCATGGTCCGGCGCATCACTTCAGAATGGCTATGCCGAGCGATCGGAGGGCGATAAGCGTTCCAGTTTTGCTGTGATGCTTATTCCCGGCCTGACAAGCCTTGCGGATGTTGGGGGTGAGATATTCGGGTATATAGACTTTGACAATGAGATATATCTTGCGACTGCTACAACATTGTTCAGTGTTTCTGAGGCTGGAACAGTAACCACCCACTCCGCGCTGCCAACAGGCGCATCATCCACGGTCAGAATGGCGACCAATCTCACCCAGATTGGTATGGTGATTGAGAATACCGGCTATATCTGGGACGGTTCGACAATTACCGCCGTTCCAGACCTGCCCGATGTCACTGACGTTGCCTTTATCGATGGATATTTTGCATGGACGCAGGCGGATACCGGATATTTCACGATTACCGATATCAATAATGGCTTGATTTATGACGCCGCAGACATCGCGAACGCGGAAGGTGCACCGGATAATCTTATCGGCCTCATCAACGATCACCGGGAATTGCAGCTTTATGGCACGAAAACCATAGAAATTTGGTATAATAGCGGGAATGCCGATTTTCCTTTTTCGAGACAGGGCAATGCTTTTATTGAGCGCGGATGCTTCGCAAAAGAGAGCGTCGTAAAACTCGATAATAGCGTGTATTTCTACGGCGACGACCGCATAGTCTATCGCCTTGACGGATATACGCCAATTCGCGTTTCCACCCATGCAATAGAATATCAGCTTCGCAATTGCACCGAGGTCGCGTGCTTTACCTATACGCACGAGGGGCATAAGTTCTACGTCATAAATACGGATGTTGGATGCTTCGCGCTCGATGTCTCTACTAATCTCTGGCATCGCAGAAAGTCCCGCAATCGTGAAGATTGGCGCGTTGGCGGGGCGTTGTCGATCTGGAATACGACTGCCTTCATCGAAAAGGGCGGCGGCAACGTATATCTGGCCGACTTCGATGTTTTTGAGGAGGACGGCGACCCAATAGAATTTGAAGTGACGTTGCCTACTATCGTTTCGCGTGATCGTGGCTGGCAGACCATGTACGCCTTCGAGGCGCTGTTTGAGACAGGTGTCGGCAATAGCGATGCGCCTGCGCCTCTA